TTGTAGGAGTAGCTCACCCGATTTACCAGCAATTGTACGCTCTTTTACTAATCCTGGAAACGTAGGGCATAGATTCTTTAAACAGAGATTTGTTGATCCTGATCCTCGTGGTGGAAAGATATTAAAGGATAAAGTTACAGGTCAGAAGAGAATTTATCTTCCATTTCTTGGTAAAGATAATCCTCATCTTACCTTAAATGATCCAACATATCTAGCTCGATTAGAAGCTTTACCTGAAGTAGAACGTAAGGCTAAGCTATTTGGTGATTGGAATTCTTATGAGGGTCAGGTATTTAGTGAGTTTAGAGTTTTAAGACTTTCGGACGAGCCTGAATATGCAGTTCATGTTATACCAACATATCCAGCCGTCTCAAAGAATCTCATTCCCGAATGGTGGCCAAGAATTCTCTGTATCGACTGGGGTTGGGCGGCTAAGACATTTGCAATCTGGACTGCTATTGCTCCGAATGGAAGAGCATATATCTATCGTACTTGGGATTGGACAAGAACCACAGCTAAGATTTGGGCAAGAGAAATTGTAAATCTTACTGGTGAAGAAATTCTAGAAGATTTAGTTCTTTGTCATTCTGCTGGTCAGCATCATGGGGATGAGAAGACTATTCAAGATCAAGTATATGATGCATTTGATGGAAAATATACAGTAAGATTAGCGGATAAGGATCGTATTGGCGGAAAGAATATGCTTCATGAATATCTTCGGTGGATACAAAGACCGAAGGTAAAACTTAGTGAAGTTCAATACGATTCTGATTTGGCAGCTCGAATTCTTAGGCAGCACGGTGAACAAAAATATAATGAGTATTTACAGTTATTTGTAGAGGAAGAGGCAGAAAAAAATCTTCCTAAGTTACAGATTCTTAGTCATGGACCAGAAGGTAGAGAAAATAAAGAGTTAATTGATGTTATTCCATCTTGTGTACCAGCTGAAAATAACCCAGAAGATGTAGAAGAATTTGATGGTGATGATGCTTATGATTGCTTAAGAATGGTTGTTAAGTCAGCACATAGGTATGTAGATCAGTCAAAAGATGAACTAGAGCGACGTGAGAAAATGCAAAAGGTGTTAGATGAATTTGCAGCTACACAAAATCAAACGAACTTTCAGATGCGCATGGCAGTCATTGAAGCGGATATGCAAGAGTATTCTGGAGTACGTAGGAATCGTTCTATTGGGCGTCGTAGATAAAATTAGAGAAGAGCCACAATGTAAAGCTTGCATTATTCTTCAAGAAATGCTCCAGAGAGAGATTGCAGATAAGAATTATTATAGGAATTTAGCTCTTAAAGCAGCTGGAGTAATTAAAGAAGAAAATGATGAATTCGAACAAGTTAGAAGCTGGACTCCAATACGAAGGATTGTTACTCTATCTCAAGCTAGAAGGGCAGCTGAATTAGCTACTAGAAAAGAAAAAACTGAAGAAGAAACTTTATTTGAGGAAAAATTAAATGAAGCAAAAGAAAAAGCTGCCATTTAAGAAAGATAAGATTTCAAGGATGTCTGCAACAGGCGGACTTCCTATGATGAAGAATGATAAAAAGAAAGATAATATGATGAGTAAGTCTGAATTTATGAAGTATGGTAGATAAAAATGAACGATACTGCTGATCTTGATGTTCTTCAAGGAGTAGGGCAAGATCCTGAAGCTTTAACTCCAGAAGAACAAAAAAAGCAAGAGGAAAGTAAAGAAGTTGAAATTCAGAGAATTCTTAGAGAGCTTGTGAAAATTGCTGAAAAGGAAGATGAAGATATACGTATTCCTATGCTTCTTAGAGCTAAGAGAAATAATTCATACTTCAATAATATTCAAACTATCTTTTATAATGAAGAAGCTAGAGATTATCGAGATATTAATGCAATCTTGAACCTTCTTACTGATATTAATGGTAATGTAGACATCAAGACGGCTAATGTATATAGAGCATTCGCTGAAAGTTTAATTGCTGCATTATCTGTATCTGCACCTCCAGTAGAGTTTACTCCTGATGATGCAGATAATCCTGATGATGTAGAGACAGCTAGAACTTATACTAGCATTCATGAATTAATTTCAAGGCATACTCATGCTGGATTAATGTTAATTAAGGCTCTTACGATTCTTTTTAACCAAGGAGTTGTATGTGCTTATAATTACTATAAAACTGATCCTTCATATGGAGTAATTCAAACTCCAAAAGATATAGCTAAGAGGCCAGTAAGGACATTCGATTTAAGGTGTTCTAACTGCTCTGAGATGTTAGATAGTGGTATTCCAGAGAATCAGTCTGTTCAAGCTGCTTCAATTCCCTATACTTGTCATAGTTGTGGATTCGAGGGTCCGCCTAAAATATTTCCGAAGATAGATTATGTAGATGAAGTTACTAGTTACGAAGAAACTCCTAAAGGTAGAGTAGGATTTGATTTATTTGGGTGCACTCACGTAAAGATTCCTCTCTATGCTAGAAATGCAGAGGGAATTGGATATTGCAGCTTAAGATTAGATGATCACATCGCAAAATTTCAAACTCTATTCGATCCTGATGGAGAACTAAATATTCAACCGGGTGGTGGAGATACATATTTATACGATAGGTGGGCAAGAATTCCGGCTGAATATTATCAGGCAATACCGAAAGATATTACGACTTGTAGATATACTTGGTTTAGACCTTGGTATTATAGAGCATTGAAGGTTGATGATGCTAAGGTTCTACAGAAAGAATTTCCTACTGGAGTAATGGTAGCCGTAATTGGAGATATCGTTGTAGATTATGAACATGAAAAACTAGATAATAGGTGGACATTTAGCTTTGATCCTAGATCTGATTTTATTCATGCTGAGCCTGCTGGAAATGCTCTAGTTCCAATGCAGGATGCTACGAATGACATTTTTAATTTAGGATTGCAGTCAATTGAATATGGAATTCCTGAAACTTTTGTACATCCAAAAACTGTAAATCTACAAGCATATAAGAAAACTCCTGCTAGTCCTGGAATGATGGCTCCAGCATTTCCTCCTCCAGGAAATAGTAATAGTAAATTAGCAGATGGGTTTCATACTGTACAGACAGCAACCTTAAGTTCTGAATATACAGCTTTTGCGGCTAGTTTGAAAAGCTTAACTGAATTCGTTACTGGAGCATTACCAACTATCTTTGGTGGATCATTACCAAATTCTGAGAATACAGCAACTGAGTATACTGAAAGTAGAGCTAGAGCACTCCAAAGATTGCAGCTTGTATGGCAGATGATTGGGGTATTCTGGTGCCAATTAATGTATAAGTGTGTAGTAGATTATGCTACGAATCTTAGAGAGGATGAAAAATTCTCTTCTCGAAAGAATGGAACTTATATTAACACTTGGATTAAAAAGAGTTCATTACAAGGTAAAGCTGGACATGTAGAACCAGAAACAGCAGGACAATTACCTCAATCTTGGCAGGCTAAGAGAGATTTACTTGTTCAGTTGATTGGCTTTCAGAATCCAGAAATTGGTGCAATCTTATTGCATCCAAATAATTCTGAAAATGTAAAACAAGCAATCGGAATGCAAGAATTCTATATTCCTGGTGAGAATGATAGAAATAAGCAATGGTCAGAATTTTATGATATTTGTAATGGTGAGCCTAATGGACCTGTAACAATTGACTTAATAGCAGATAAACATGAAATCCATATGGAGGTATTACAAGATATCTTAGTTTCGCCTAGAGGTATGCAGTTATATAGAGAGAATCCAGCACTTTATAATAAACAAATACAGCATTATATGCAGCACGAACAGGCTGTGCAGCAGAAGATGATGCAACAGCAAAATATGGTTGGAAATATTCAGGGAGATGAAAATGGGAATGTTTAATAGATTATTTGAGTTGTTCTTAATGATGGGGTATATGGATACTGAAGGTGGTGGTGGAGATATTGCCACTCTAGAAGATGATAATACTGAAGATGTAGAAGATGATGACAATAAAGATGATGATAAAGAAGATAAAGAAGACGATAAAGAAGATTTAGAAGATGATGATAAAGAAAGCGAAGATGAAAATGATGAGGAAGATGAAGATAAAGAAGATGACGATGAGGAAGAGGAAGAGGAAGATGACGAAGAAGACGATGATGAAGTATTAAGCAGTGATATTAAGGCTATTAAATCTAAATATCCTACTTTACTTAAAGAATTTCCTGGGGTTAGAGCCGCTTTATATCGCGACCAGCAGTACTCTGAATTTTTTGGCTCCCCCAAAGACGCTGAAGTTATAGTTAAAAAGGCTGGAGTTCTAGATAAGGTAGAAGAGGATATCTTTGTTAATCATGATCCCTCTAATCTTCTAGAATCTCTCAGTAAAGATAAAGACGCATTAGAGAATGTATCATTCGAGCTAATGCGTTGGACGATGAAGAATAATAAAGATTTATATCTAGAGTTAGCTGCTCTCCCTTTAAAACAAGTATTGCGAAATGCTTGGAAAGAAGGTAATGGAAATAAAACTGATTTAGGTAGAGCGGCTGCCTATATCCATAAATTCTTTTTTAACGATACAGATATTAGTTCTAAAGTTAAAATTGAAGATGGAAAGTCTAGAAGTGATGATAAGAATCCTGCAAAGGAAGCTTACGAAAAGCGCCTATCTCAGTTAGAACAGAGAGAATATGAAAATTTTAAGGGCGCTGTAGATCAATCGTATATTCGTAAGATGAGCGGTTATATTCAAGATTCTCTTGATAAAGACGAGAGACTTAACGATTGGATGAAAGGTAGAATCGTTAAGGAAACTATAGAAGAAATTGGATCCCAACTAGAGAATGATAGTCGCTACATGAATCAAATTGGATCTATTTGGAAACAAGCTAAAACTGCCGGATTTCCTAATGATTTCAAGTCCAGAATTGTATCCACGGCACTGGCCCGTGCGAAATCATTAGTCCCGGAGATTAGAAAGAGGCTTGTTTCTGAAGCGTTAGGTAAGAAGCTTAAGAGGCAGGAAGAAGATAGTAATAAAGTTAGAAAGTTTAAGAAGGTTGTTCGTACTGAAGGAAAAAGGGAAGATAGAAAAGAATCTAAAATTCAAAATGATATGGATATTTTAAGAGGAGCCTAAAGGTGTTTAAGAATTATTTAACTGGTCAGTGTTCTTTTATTAGGACACTTACTGAAACTCCATTTGGTTATTTTGAGGTTCAGACTGAATCTCAAGTAACTGGAATAGAAGTTGAGCGTATTCATAAGAAGGGTCTTCTTCCAAAGATGTTTGATTTGGAAGATACTTGGTATTCTGATCTTGAGAAGTCAAACGCTGCACAGCCAGTAAGCAATCGTGCAATGCGTATTCCTCTCAAGTTACGTCCTGGTGGGAGATTCGGACATTTTAATCCGGATAACTTCGATATGGGCGTTGGTGATGCTCCGACTTATGATAAGGCAGTCATCACTGTTGCCCATCTTAAGTATGCAATGCAGTGGAGCAAGTTAGTTGAATGGTCGACTGATACTACTGAAAAGGCTGTTAAAGACGCTTATCAGGATATGCTTGCTGGAGCTATGCCTGAATTTAGGCGTGCTGTTAACACTCTTTGTATGACTGGTGGCAATGGTGTTCTTGCTACTGTAACAAGTGTAGCAACAAGCGGAGGAAATGATACAGTAACTTGCACTACCGATGGTTTTGGTGTCAAGTTATTGCGTTATGGTCAGCCTATTAACGTATATGATTCTACTCTTGCCACTAATCGTACTGCGGCTGGAGAACCAATCATTAACCAGAGTCCAGATTTAGCCAACAAGACTTTCCGTATTCCTTCAGTTGCTGGTATTACTGCTGGAGATAAGATTCTTGTTAGTGGTGTTTCTGGAGCTTCACCTGTAAGCTTGCTCGGTGTACCTTATCATAACTCTAATGCAAGTACTGGAACTTGGTTAGGATTTGATAGGTCCACTACTCCTGAAATTCGTGCTAATCGAGTTAATGCTTCTGGTGGATTGGCACTGCCTTTTCCACGTTTAGCTATTAATAAGATTGGCGATCGAATTGGTAGAAAGGAAGTTGGCAAGGGTATTAAAGCATTTATGCATCCTTGCCAGAAGCAAGCGTATGAAGCATTAGGCCAGCTCGTTTCTATTATCCAGAAGACAGCTAAAGATGAAAATCTTGATCTGTATTTTGGTGATGGAATGCAGATGGCTGGTGCTCCTATTGATGATCAATATATGTGGGATAAAACACGTATTGATTTCCTTCCTATGTCTTTGTGGGGTAGAGCAGAGATGAAGCCTGCTGGATATTATGAAGTTGGTGGAAGAAAGATTTTTGAGGTGCGCGGAGCATCTGGCGGCGTTCAGACCAGTCAGCTTCAATATCTCACTGTATCTTTCAACATCTTCAATCAGAATCCTCCGGCAATGTCATTTATTGATGGATTAACTGTTCCGTCTGGATATTAGAAAGGAGTAGAGAATGCCTGATTATCCTGCTGCAATGAATCCTGTTGGTACTCCTCTCGCTCCTAATTGTGATCCTGCTATTCAAGCCTCAGCGGCTAGTCTAGCAAATGTGATTACATATTCTATTACGAAGATTTCTGGAACGAATGCTATCACCGGCTTTCGGCTTCCTAGAGGTTTTCGTGGAGTATTCTATGTAATTCCTACTGGCATTTTCACTGGTGCTACTGGTGGAACACTAGCTTATAGTTCTGATGGAACTACTGAGGATATTCCTATTGGTTTAGCTTTCACTGCTGTTGTTGGTAAAGTTCTTACATTTATCAGCAATGGATTGCTAGTTTATCCTTCGTATGTATCTTAGCCTAATTGTGGGCTGAGGTAAGGGATGGAGTAGTTGGGGGGGCTGATTACTCCATCCCTTACGGTAAAATAATATGGAATCTATTGAAACTATTAATCAGTTACTTCTAGGCAATTATGGTCTAGGAATTGATGGATTACAGCCTCGATTTCGAGTTGTGTGGACCACAGATCAACTTGAAAAGAGATATGATGAGTTTAATGAATTTAGCGAAGATGGAAATATCTTCCTTCGCACTGTAAAAGGTGTACACCTAACACCAAAATATTATAATTGGCAGCATGATATGTGGGTAATGGAAGAACTAAGGCCTACGATTGGCAATCCTCATTTAGAGAGGGTCGTTAAGTTCTCATACGAACCAGTTTGGATTTTTGGTCTTGCGAAATCGGAAAGAGTTCCTATCTGGCGTGCCTGCAGACTTCTAGCTGAAAATAAAATTAATTGTAAAGATCCTAATGCTAAGATTAAGTCTCCACAAGATTTAATTGATGAAGAAGAAGCAAAGATTGCTAAAGAAAAAGAACTTTATAAGACTATGCTTAAAAATGAATCTAGTGATATTCAATTCGCTCTAGCTTCTGGTGCTGCTGTATCAATGGCTGGATTAAATGGAAAGGTAAATGAAAATGTCAGCTAGCGTTGTTGATCCTTTTGTTTCAAAGAAGAAGCCTGTATTTGTTCGTGAATATGCATGTACAGTTGTGAACTTACTTCCTTATGATATTAGGGAAGAAAAGCCACACATGCTTCCATCAGCATTTAATATTCCTGCCGGAAAGAAGAATCCAGATGGAAGTGTTACTCCTGGAATTCTTCACGTAGCTGATGGAATTCATTATATTCCTAATCCAATTATTGATGATGGAAAGCCTGGAAGTAGTATTAAGCAAACTACTCCAGCTAGAGAGATGGCTCGTAGTATTTGTGAGGATTATAATTGTGCTCATGTTGCTACAGATGACGGTGCTGAACCTGGCTTATTTTGGGTTGATGGGAGATTAGAAGCAGATGAAGTTTTAGAGCACTATAAAGATTTATATGAATTTCGTTTAGCTAGAATGAAGAATTGGTTTACAAATCTTGTAGCAATGGCTGATGCTGATTGGAATAAGAATCATAATATGATGGCTGTTTCTGACTTACAAAAGAAAGCGGCTAGATTCTTAGGTATTAAGAAGGATTGGGTTGAATTCGCTGCAGTAGAAACTTTAAATTGTAAATTCTGTACTTCTCCAGTTCCTCTTGGTGCTATCGTGTGTCCAAACTGTCACAATGTGTTAGATGTTAAGAAATTCGAGGAGATGAAAAATGCCTGAATCTATTGATCCATTTGCTGGTACAACTCCTAGTGAACTTTTCAAGAATGAATCTAAAGAAGAGGTATTAGAGATTGATGAAACCGGGAAAGTTTTTGAAGTTCCAGCTATTGTAAAGTTTACAAAAGCTCCAGAAAGTTTAGAAGAAGTAGAGAAAGTTTTAAAGTCTAAGTATGAGCAAGAATACGAAGAGGCTCATGCTGAAGCTGAAAAAGTTAGAGATAATCGTCTTGAGGGTGATATTCCTCTAGCAGATCCCTATTGGCCAGCACGAGATCGTTTAACTCTCGCTCATAGAGCTTTAGAAAATTCAAGAGTAAAGCCTCATGGAGTAGCTAAGGTCTAAATAATGCCACTTCTTGCTTCAGATGTAATGAGTGCTAGTAGAGTATACTTGAACGATATTGGTGCGGCTCTATATACAAATACTATTCTACTTGAACCATTGAAGCTTGCAAATGAACGTCTTGAAAAGCTTCTTATTTTATGTGGAGCTTCAATTCAAAGACAAGCTACAAGTCCAGCTATTACTGTAAATGCTCTTGCTACTAGTTTAACTTTACCATCAGATTTCCTATTGCCTATTGAACTTTTCGAGAGAAGAGTAGGAGAGAGTGATTCTGACTGGGTTCCTATGTATCAGAAAGATTGGGAACCCAAGGTTGTACAAACAGAATCATTAACTTGGTGGGCATTTAGAAATAATGAAGTTAAATTTATTGGAGCTACTGTAGCTAAGGAGGTCTTGTTAAGATATGAAAGACAATTAGCGGTAATTTCAGGGGCTAATAGTCCTGAAGACAATATTATAGTAAAAGATTATCTAGCTGCTAAAACGGCCGAACTAGCTGCAAGATTTATTGGAATGAATAGTACTCATGCTGATGAAATTGCAGCTAGAGAAGTAGCCGAAGCTCAAGACTCTATTGAACGTATTTATGTTCTCCAGAACCAAGGGACTCCAGTTCGTAGAATGCCATTTAACACAATGAAGAGTGGAACTCTAAGACGTTAATCTGGGATATCCTATCCTGAGTGACAAAAAGGAAAAATAATGATTGTACAAGCAAATATCTGGTCAGCCTTAAAAGATAGAGCTAATAATGATATCTTCGATGTTTGTGATTCTGGAGCACCAACTAATGGAGTAACAGGGGCTGGTATTTGTGGTCCTGGCAGTATGTATATTAATACTGCAAATGGTGTAGTTTATAGAAATTCAAATACAAAAGCTTCTCCCACTTGGAGTGTACAGAGCGTATCTTCAATTGGTGGAGACGTTACTATTAGCAGTGGTGGTACTTCTACAATTGGGGCTAACAAAGTTCTCTCAACAATGTTAGCAACTAATGTATTACAGAGAGCTACTGGTACAATTGCTGCTGCTGATATTATTGGAACTGGTGCTGGACAGCTTGGACATGCTAATGGAGTTGTTTTATTAGCACCTCCAGGAGCAGGAATTAGTGTCGAGTTTGTTTCAGCAGTAATGATTCTTGATTTTGGTGTTGCTGCCTATACAGGTGGTGGTAATACTTATGTTGCAAAATCAGGAGGTACTACTCAAATTAGTTCATTAACATCTGCTGGTAATGGTATTGGAGCCGGTGCTGACTCGGTATCAGTAATGGTACCACTTGCAGTCTCTGGCAACTTAATGCCTGATAATATTGGTTTAAATTTGGTTGCTGCAGCTGCATTTACTAATCCTGGTACTGCTACTGGTGTT